TCTTTTCAAGGTAGATCAGGAAACTATCAAAAATACCGTTCTGTGCTTCCAACAAGTAAGTTTTATACACCAGCTCAAGCGCGTATACCGTACCCAGCTTCATGCATTCCTTGCGAATCCAACGGCTGGTATCCAGTTTCTTTTCCTTGTCATCACACTGAACCGCCAGGTCGAACAGGTCTTTCAGCGTTTCTTCCGTCTGAGGCAATCTCTTGATTTTTTCGATCATCCTATTTCCCTCCTAAATAAAAATGACGGCGACCCCATTTAGGGATAGCCGTCAAAGCGGATTACGTATTTTACTTTCTATGTTCGCCAAAAGATTTGTGTATTTTGCCTGTCATATAATTGGTGTTTTTGACAATAAGCGCACGTTCAATTTGTGTTTTGTGCATTTCTGGCGGATAAGCAGAAAGGTCTAAATTTTGAACGAACTCTACGGTTTCATTGTCAACCCGTCGATTCCAAGCTGCAATCATTTCCGGGATGTCTGGCACACACAAATTATATACCGATATCTTAGATTGATTGCCTAACGGACACCAATCTTCATGATCGCCAGCCCAAAGAAAATCTTCTGGGTCTTTTTCATAAGCGCATCCGCAAAACGGACACGGTTTCAGTTTAACCACCATAAACACCACATCCTTTTCAATCACGCCAGATACTTAGCAAGCTCTTTATACCTTGCGCTCCCAAACTTCACTTTTTCAAGTTTGCATCTGCCGCTTGCATATCGAACAGAAAATGTAACATCTGTTGTTTTTGTAGTAGTTGTTTTCGTCGGCGTAACAGCCCCAGCGATGCCTATGACAGGATGGATCAGAGAACCAACAGCGCCTCGAACGACGGAGCTTTTCATACTCGACTTTTGCGTCCCTATCGTGGTGGAGTTTACAATCGCCGTAGATACGATCGTTCTGTCTGCTTTCCGACGTTCAGCTTTTTCTTGTTCCATCTCCATCTTGATTCGCGCATCTTCTCTCTTGCGTTCCTTATCAGCGTCGATTTCCTCTCGTCTTTCGGGAGGGAGCGACTTGTACGCTTTGTGCTTTTCGATTGCACGGAAAACAAAACCAGCAGGAAGAAAAATCACAAACGCTATCAGACACAAAACAGCTACAACACCACCGGCATATTCACCAAGACGCTCATGGTAATTCACCAGCACCATACTCAGCAACACACATGCCAAACATCCTACGAAACAAAAACTGCTTTTTTTCATAGCATACCTCTTATTGCATCTTATACCATGTCGTCCTGCCAACGCCAGCCATAGCGCAAGCCTGCTTTACTGTGATTTCACCTTTTCGGTGCATTTCTCGGATTTCCTCTAAGTTATCGACTTCCTTCTTAGGACGGCCAAACGCTCTGCCGCTTTTTGCAGAAATGCGTTTGCCATTCACTACAGGCATTGCGTCGATCCCTTCCGCTTGTCTATCAAGCATTACTTCGCGCTCAAACTGGTTAATACCTGCAATAACTGTCAAAATCAGTCTGCCTGTCGGAGTTGATGTGTCAATGTTTTCCTTCTTACTAATAAAGTATACGCCCATTTCATTCAGTTTCTCAACTGTTTCAAGCAAATCCCTTGTGCTACGGCTCATACGGCTGTAGCTTTCAACCACTACTGTATCGCCTTCCTGAAGCGCAGACATCATTTCCTTAAACTGCGGACGATCCGTGTTCTTGCCCGAACACTTATCCACATATACCTTGTCTACACCAAGTTGTTTCATCAGTACATCTTGACGCGCTGTATTCTGACCTTTCGTTGAGACACGCACATATCCGTATTTCATTTCGCGTCCTCCACAATCCATGTGCCGTCGATTCTATTTGCTTTGCCACGTGGCATAATAACCAGGTCATAACCGAGATAACGTAGCATCTCGTTCAGCTTCGATACCGTGATTGTGTCGGTCTTCTTGTTGTTCAGTCTATCCCACATAGCTGCTTGACTGATATTCAAAGCGCCTGCCATATCGGCGTTGCTAATCTTCTTTTCTTCCATAATGGCTTTTACCGTTTCTTTACTGTTCATTGGTATTGCCTCCCTTTGTTTGGTATGTACACATATTATCATTAAAGAAATTTCTTGTCAAGAGGTTTCTTGAAAAACGGGCTTTTTATTTTTGGCGGGAAATTACGAGGTTCACCCGGCGCGAGGGGCGAACGTGCGTTCCCCCGCCGGGGTGCGCTTTGACGCGGTAAAGCGGCAAAACAATAAAGGAATTTGCACCCCCTGGATTATTGCATTGCTTTGCATGCAATGCTGCTTGCTTGCGTTGTGGTTTGTGTGTTGTGGCCTGGTGTATATGGTTTGTGTTGATCTTCCTATATATATATGTTCATGATCCAGGCCGCCGGGGGCGGGGGTATATATGATCATGGTATAGTGTGCCAAAAAAGCACGCTTTTTTGAACTATACAATTATTCAAGAAATTTCTTGAAAAAACTTTTGAAAAGGTATTGACATTCAAGAAACTTCTTGATAATATGTAATCGATCAAGAAACTTCTTGATACACTATAGAAAAGGGGTTCTGAATTATGACTATCACATTCCGCCGCCGCTTCCACTTTGACACCACTACCATTGACCATGCCAACAGCGTACACATTGAAGAAAAGAACGGGGAAAAGTTTTTCGTGGTAGATCGCGGAGATAATACGCCGTATGCATATCCGTGCAATACCTGGATCATGGTGGCCGCAAAGAAAGAAGGCTAAAGCATGAACCAGCAAAAACGCGAAAATATAACGGCCTGTTTGCTTGGTTTCGGCCTGTTAGCGGTTCTTATTCTAACAAATTACGCGTTGTCAATCATCCAATAAAAAGAGGCCTTGCAAGTGCTGCAACACAAGCAAAGCCCATCCGCTCGCAATCACTACAAAGCAAGGGACGGGACATTATAACATTTGTTTTTGTCCCTTGCAACTATAAAAAATAAAGGGGATAAAAACAAATGATCACTATGAAAGAATTTGAGAAAAAAACAGGTATCCGTTTCAATATGAATATGTCCGGAAAAATGGAAGGGGTAAATTGCTTGAGCACTTCAAACATTGCAAACCCGTTTTGTGCAGCTCGCAAAAAAGACCCTAACAGTATTTGTAGCAAGTGTTTTGCCGATACTACTGTTCGCCGCTATAGCGCGCTAAATACCAACATGGAAAAAAACACATTGATTTTAACAACAACCCTATTCAACGTTGAAGAAATGCCGCTTATCAATGCAAGTATTTTTCGCCTAGAAAGCTTTGGGGATTTGATCAACGACATTCAATGTATTAATTATTTTAGGCTTTGCAAGGCTAATCCGGGCGTACGTTTTGCGCTGTGGACTAAAAATCCTGGTATTGTACGCAAGGCGCTACAAACGGAAAGCAAGCCGGGGAACCTTGTTATCCTGCTTTCATCGCACAAAATCGGCGAAAAGGTAAACCCGGCGCGATTTGATTTTGTAGACAAGACATTCACAGTATACCGCAAAACGGAAATGCCGCCGGAAAAAATCAATTGTGGTGCGCGTGCGTGCCTTGCTTGTCAACGCTGCTATAGCAAAGATACCGATACCGAAATTAGAGAATATTTGAAATAGCGGGAGGAAAAACAAAATGAAAACTTATGTTGTAGAATCTTTTGTAATGGGCTGCACGCGGTACGAATATTTTTTCAAACGTGAAAAAAACGACGTAAACGGAAAACCGCGTTTCCGTGTGTGGATCATTGATCCGGACGGCGGCGCGGTATATGAAAAACTTTTTCAGTGTTATGACTTCCAGGTTAAACAATGCGCTATGGTATTTGTCGAAAATATGATCAACAAAAGAATGGAGGCTTAAACAATGTTTATATACAAGGATATTTTAGAAAATGATTTTTTGATCAAAACGGAAACGCTAAAGCGCGTGAACCATTACAAAATGAAAATCGGCGGATGGTATGCAGGCGGCTTTTCCGCTAAAAGTGATAGCGAAGCATTACAGATTTTCAAGCGTATTTTGAGAGGTGAAAAAACAGCATGAGCAAAGGTTGCTTTTCTTCTTGCCTGATGTGGACTTTCCTGCTTCCATTTATGATCATGTATCACTTTATCAAAAACTTGCGTTAAGGCCGGATTATTCCGGCCTTTTCTTTTTGCCTGTTTTCCGGCGTTTTAAGCCCTACCAGGATACACAACGAACATTCACCCACACAACCACACAACAAACAAAAAGCGGCCTATTACAGGCCGCTTTTTGATATGTTTATGAAGCTGCTTTTATTCCGGTGGAGGATATCTCAAAATGGCATATACCTCCATTTGACGTTTTAAGGCCTGTTTAAGCCGTTTCGCGTCATACCCTTATAAGTTATAGCACTATGCTGCAAACACGCTAAAAGCGGCCTAAAATCGCGTTTTAGCACTATATGCAGCATAAAAGCCCGGCGCAATATGGCCGGGCGTGGTTCCTCTTTAGCATGGTAAAGCGTCGCAGCGTTTAAGCGGTACAGCGGTACAGCGACTATGCGGTGAAGCGGTGAACCCTCCTCCTCCACAGGCCTCGCGCCTGCCTGCCGTTTTCATAGTCGACAGCCATAGTCGACAGCTGATAGTCGATAGTCGATAGTCGATAGTCGACATTTTCATAGTCGACAGTCGATCAATCTGGTTCGGGCAGTTCGGCGTACTTCTGTCTGATGGTCGATTCATCCTGATAGTCGCCAAGCCTGTTGTTCGGCGTAAGAACCATCTCCTGCTGATCCTTCATGCCGTAGTAGTTCTTTGCTCTGAACAGGTAAACCACCGGCTGGATGCGGCCTTCCTGGGCTAATTCAGCATCGATCGAAGCGATAAAATCCTTGGCTTTTTTCAATATGTTACTCGTTTCGCGAGTAAACCCAGGCTTAATTCCATTCATTATCTCATAAACAGTCTCTCTTGGCATTCCCAAAGCAAGACACATCTTTTCAACAGTCGCCAACTGTCTCGTATCGGCGCAATTCTTAAAAAACCAATTCAAACGATCACACATTTCCTCATCCGATTTCACCGGTTCATCAAACGCCTGATTGATCGCAAGGATATTATTGATCGTTTTAGAAATGATATCACGTTTGTTATCATCCTGCTCAAGCTGTTGGAACTGAACAGTCGGAAGATATCTTCCATCGTTACCACGTTTGGCGGGTAAATCACTCATAGCTGTTACCTCCTGTCAAAATATAGGTGTGGTTCAAGTGGTGCAACCAAAATCGCCTTGGTCGCTATATATATTTTTCAATTTTTTCATTTTTTTCGTTTTTTTATTTACTTCTTTATTTTACTTGAACCACTTGAACCACTTATAAAAAATAAGAATATATAAGG